TGAATACACAGTCTATCTTTGAGGTCGTGAAAGGAGCAATAGTAGGACAAGAATATATTAAAAAAATTACACGGGTATTTAACAACAACAAGAAACCACTGGTATGGAAGACACCTATCTATGAGTTTCCTGTTATTCAGGCAAACATTAGGAAAAAGACTACAAGGATTAACTCTCCTCTTGGTCAGTTGAAATTTAATTTATATACAGGTGATTTAGACAGTAAGCGTCAGTCGTCCAGTATTGCCCCAAATTTCATACATTCTCTCGATGCTACCCTGATGTACCTGACAGTAGAAAAGATGGCTGAGAATGGAAATATGGACTTCTCACTGGTACACGATAGCTTTGCAGTACCCTGTAATTCTGTTGACCTACTAAATGAGAAGATAAGAGAAGCATATGTTGAGTTGTTTGAACTAGAACCTTTGCTCGATTGGCACAGGCAATTAAACAACAAAGCAAAACAAGAATTAGAGTCACCAGAAGAGGTGATGATAAGAACATTAGAACTTTCTGATGTGTATGACAGTGACTACATTTTTAGCTAATATGATTTTAAACTATCATAGTAATGTAGAAACAAGTCAGAGGATAATACTATTACTACTACTCTTACTTAATAGTATAAGTAGTAGTAGTATATATAATACCTTGACATACCTAGTATGTTGTGGTATGATGATGTCATCCATTAGGATGTATAAGCGAGTAGTGAGGTGGTTTTCCCCTTTTTTTACCACTAGGGTTTCTCCTCATTTATCCCGTTCACTACTCTCTTATACGTCTTATACGGGCGTATAGAACAAGTAAATAAATAAGTTAAAGGAGACTGATATGTCAAACAATACTGAGATAAAACCTGTAATCACACCAATTGGTTCAGCACTATGGGCTAAGATTACAGAACCGCAATCATCACAATATAATCCTACACCTATGTATTCGATGGATATTGTGTACACCCCTGAAGAAGCTAACGATTTTAAGCTACAGTTAAATAATTTACTGGATGCTTATTATGACGAGGTTCACGCAGGTCTTAATGATGCGAAGAAGAAAACACTAACCAAGAACGACATCTTTAAAGAGCACACTGATAAGGATGGTAACCTTACTGGCAATCTTGTAATCAAGACTAAGCAGTATGGTAAGTCAATGAAGGGTGATGTTATGCCTATGCCTATCTCTGATGCCTCTGGTAAAGTAATACCCGACTTCAAAACATTAGTAGCAAATGGTTCTAAGGTACGTGCTAAGGTATATCCTAAACCGTATCATATGGCATCTACTAATAGCGTTGGTATTTCACTTCGACTTAATGCAGTACAAATCGTTGAGCTTATTCCTTACGAACAAGCAGGTGGCGGTTTTGGTTCTGTTGATGGTGGTTATACTGCACCTGAGCAAGCTGCTCCAGTTGAAGCTGACGAAGACTTTTAAAGCTAATGGACAAGGGTCAGTTTATACGACACGACCCCTGTCCTAACTGTTCCTCATCTGATGCACTAGCGGTATACGATAACAATACTGCTACGTGTTTCAGTTGTGGACAGTACATAGGCAACTATGAAGACGGGGAAATGTTAAGACTTAACAAAAATAGGAGACTGGAAATGAGCGAGACACCACTCATCCGAGGGGAATATAAAGAACTACGCAAACGTGGAATCAGCTTAGATACTTGTAAGAAGTATGGATACCACATTGCACAACACAATGGGTCAGCTGTTCAAGTTGCGGATTACTTTGATGACAAAGATAATCTGATTGGACAAAAGATACGCTACCCAGATAAATCATTCCGTACTATAGGCACAGTGAACCCAAGCGTTATGTTTGGTAAGAAGCTGTGGCGTAGTAAAGGAAGACAGCTAATTATCACAGAAGGTGAGATTGACGCACTGTCAGTAGCAGAAGCATTTGGTGCTAAGTACCCAGTTGTTTCTCTACCTAACGGAGCACAGTCTGCATCTAAAGTAATCACAGAAAACCTAGAATGGATTGAAGGATTCAACACAGTATTGTTGTGGTTCGATAATGACTCCGCAGGTAAAGAGGCAGTAGAAAAAGTAATGCCTTTGATTAGTGCGGGCAAGGTCAAGGTAATCAGAACAGACCACAAGGATGCTAATGAACTACTGCTTGCTGAAGGTAAGTCTGCTGTTGTTAATGCAACATACGAAGCAAAAGAATGGAGACCTGATGGTATCTTTAATGCTGCTGAGTTATGGGACAAGTACAAAGAGAAGCAAGTATTCGAGACGTTCAAGTATCCATATCCTAAATTAGATTTTATGTACAAGGGTCTGCGTAAGGGTGAGTTAGTAACATTCACAGCAGGTTCTGGTATGGGTAAGTCTACTGTTGTTCGTGAGTTAGCATATGACTTGATGTTCAAGCAGGACTGCAAGGTAGGATATGTAGCACTGGAAGAAAACTGGAGACGTACTCTTACTTCGTTTATGGGTATGTACTCTAACAAACCTTTGTTCTTTGACAACGAGCTTACCTCTGAAGAAGAGAAGGAAGCTTGGGAGAACACAATAGGCAAAGAGAAGTTATACCTGTACGACCACTTCGGTTCTATCGAGACAGAAAATTTACTGGCAAAGATACGAGTTATGATTCACAACTGCGGTGTAGACTTTGTTGTGCTTGACCACATCAGTATTGTTGTGTCAGGTATGGAAGGTGGTGATGAACGTAGAAGCATTGATAACTTGATGACTATGTTGCGTTCTATAGTTGAAGAGACACAGGTAGGTATGCTTATAATCTCTCATCTACGTAGAGCGTCAGGTGACAAAGGACACGAGAATGGAGCAAACATTACACTTAGCCAGTTACGTGGTTCTGGTGCTATTGCTCAGTTGTCTGATGGTGTCATCGGATTAGAACGTGATGCACAACACGAGACCGAAGGGGACAGGATACGTATTCGTGTGCTGAAGAACAGGTTTGGTGGTTCATTAGGAAAAGCTGATAGTCTAAACTACAACCACAAGACTGGTAGAATAGAATTAGTTGACGAAGAATTTGAGGAGACTGGAAATGAGGAAAGCGATTTTTGATATAGAGACTAACGGTCTACTATATGAAGTCACAAAGATACATTGCTTAGTTATATATGATATGACTGAGAAGCAGACGTACGTTTATACGTACGACAATATGGAAGAGGGAATCAAACGTCTTTCAGAATTTGATGTAATCATTGGGCACAACATAATTGCTTATGACATTCCAGTCATCAATAAACTCTACCCAGAAATGTTAAGACTTAACAAAATTGTTGATACTTATCTACTTGGGCAACTTGCATATTACAATCTTACTTTGGTCGATACCAACAAAGATATGCCGACTAAACTAAAAGGTAGGCACAGTCTTGAAGCGTGGGGTTATCGACTAGGAGAGTACAAGGGTGACTTCGGTAAGCAGGACAATGCTTGGGAATATTACTCTGAAGATATGCTTGACTACTGTCAGCAAGACGTACTTGTTACTACTAAACTCTACAAGAAACTACTGACCAAAGATGTACCTGAAGAAGCACTGGAGCTTGAGCAAGAGTTTGCTAAAGTTATTCAGGAGCAGACAGAGAATGGTTGGTACTTTGATGTAGAGAAAGCACAGAAGTTACACGTTGAGTTGATGCAAGAGAAGGAAGAGATTGAACGACAACTGCTTGAAGTGTTTAAACCTATGTACTTACCTAATGGTAAGGACAAGGAGTACCGCAAAGAACCATTCCGTAGAAATGGTATAGAGTATTGGTCACACACACCTGTCAAGTTAACTGAGTTTAATCCTAGCTCCCGTCAACACATTGTACGTTGGTTGAAAAATTTATATGGTTGGCAACCTGAACAACACACAGACAAAGGAGCACCTATTGTAGACTCTGGTGTGTTAGGTAAGCTTGAGTATCCTGAAGCACAGTTACTTGCTAAATATTTTGACCTACAAAAAGTCATAGGTATGTTGGCAGAAGGCAACAATGCTTGGTTAAAGCTAGTAAAGGATGATAACAGGATACACGGTGAGTTAAATATTATGGGTGCTGTGACAGGACGTTGTACACACAGGAATCCAAACCTAGCTCAAGTACCTAGTGCTCGTGCTTTTAAAGGTAAAGAATGTCGTGAGTTATTTACAGTCCCTAAAGGATATACTCTGGTTGGTTGTGATGCTAGTGGTCTTGAGTTACGTATGCTCGCTCATTTTATGGCACGCTATGATGGCGGTGTTTATGGTGAGAAGGTACTGAACGAAGACATCCACACTGTTAATCAATTAGCAGCAGGACTAGAGACTCGTGACCAAAGTAAAAGATTTATCTATGCTTTCTTGTATGGTGCAGGAGATGCAAAGATAGGTGAAGTAGTAGGCGGAACATCTAAAGATGGGAAGAGACTAAAGGCTAAGTTCTTTCAGTCACTGCCCGCATTAGAGAAACTCATCACTGCTGTTAAGAAATCAGCAAGTAAGGGTTACATCACAGGTATCACAGGACGTAAGTTAATGATACGAAGTGAGCACGCTGCTCTTAATGTACTACTGCAATCAGCAGGTGCGTACGTTATGAAATACTATACTATTGCCATAGCAAATAAATTGCGTGGTAGAATAAAACTTGTCGGCAACATTCACGATGAGATTCAATGTGAAGTTAAAGACGAGGATGTAGAGTATGTTAGTAAAGTTCTTGAGGATACGTTTCAGGATGTTACTGAGAAACTTAACTTTAGAATTAAACTAGAAGGAGAAGCTAATGCAGGAAGAAACTGGAGTGATACTCACTGAGTTGAAACTACCATTCCCCTTAGTTAAAACTAAGAAGAGTGAGCAGAAACTATCAGCAAACATTTATAGGAATGCTCATTACTTTGCTCTTTCTAATGCTAAAAATGCTTACAACAAAATATGTTATGAAGAGTTTGAAAGAGTTGGACTACAACCTTTCACTGTTCCAGTTAAAGTAGAATACAAACTTTACTTTAAAGGTGTTCGCAGGAGAGACCTAGATAACTTCTGGTTTCCTGTAAGTAAGTTCCTTAATGACTGTCTAGTCAGCAAAGGAATACTACCGGATGATGACATTAAATATTTGAATAACTATAAACTTGAGGGCTACTTAGGACAAGAAGAAGAATATGTAGCTGTGGTATTTAAGGAGCTATGATGGACAAGATTAATCCACCACATTATCAACAGGGACAGATTGAAGTAATTGATTATATCCTCGACCAAGGATTCGATTACCTAGAGGGAAACATCATTAAGTATGTTAGTAGATACAAATATAAGAATGGTGTTGAAGATTTAAACAAAGCTCTATGGTATCTGAACAAACTTATTGAGGTAAACAATGATAACATTCGATGAACATATTATGGAGCACGGAGTAGTTCTCCCCATCAAAGGTTGGGAAGATTTATTCTTTGACTACTTGGTAGCATTAGAAAAGGAAGGACACGTTCTACCTACTGATGTATTAATGGAAGCTGTAATGACTGCACAACAACTAGCAATAGTATTAGGTGTTGATGAGTCAGAGGAGGTAGAAGGGTATGTCCACTAAGGTAATGCTGTTCTGGGCTGATTGGTCCGAACCATCTAAGAAATACGGTGATATGCTTTCTAATGTAATGAAAGACTATGACCACTATGAAGTTAACTACATTGATATAGATACTAAGTCAGGTGTAGCTATGGGGGCGGAGTATGGAATCACTGGTGTTCCTACTACGATTATCAAGAATGGGTCTGATTTTAAAATTAAAGTTGGCACTGTTCCTGAGTCAACACTTAGGGAGGAGCTGAGTGAATGAGAAAGAATTATTACAACTTGTAAATGAATTTTATGGGTCTTCTCTGATAAAATGTGAAGACCAATTCAGCAGATGGGATGCTGATGACGAACAACACGTAGTTGAGTTAAAATGTAGGGAGACTCACTACGATACACAGATAATTGAGTACATCAAATATGATGCAGTGATGCAGGAAGCAAACAAAAGTGAGAGGGTTGCTCTGTACATTGCTTCAACTCCAGAAGAAATACTGGTGTTTGATTTGACTCAGTTAGAAAAGGAAGGATACGAGCTTGAGTGGGAAAGTAAATGGTTACCTGCTACTACTGCCTTTGCTAATAAAGATTGGATAGTAAAGCAAGTATCTTACATTGAAAATGAGAAAGCAAAATGGAGACTGAACTATGAAAGCACTTATCGACTCGGACAGTCTGATATATAAGTATGCTGCAATTAACCAAGAAGTAATTGAATGGGACGAGAATACTCATACTATTCTTACTGACTGGGCTGCAACTAAAGCAGGGTTTGAAGAAGCACTGCAAGGTATACTAGAGATAACAGACGCTGACGACTATCTATTGGTGTTAAGTCCAAAGAAAACATTTAGGTATGACCTGTTACCATCATACAAAGGTAACCGTAAAGAACCTAAGTTTCCTCTGGAATTACTAATGCCACTCCGTGCTTGGGTTACCAAGACTTTTAAGACTCACGTTCCTACGTATGTAGAAGCTGATGATTATTGTGTATGGAGAATGTATGAAGAACCAAATGAATGGGTACTGTGTCACATTGACAAGGACTTAAACCAAGCAACTGGTATTCATTACAATTATAATAAAGGCGAAGGTTATGAGGTTACGCAAGAAGAAGCTGACCTTATGTTTTATAAACAAATACTAACAGGCGACACCAGTGATGGTTATGGTGGTTGTCCCGGAATTGGTGAGAAACGAGCAAGCAAGATACTTGACAGTCTCGACATCACTAATGAAAAAGAAGTATGGGAAGCAATCGTTGAGACGTATGCAGTTAAAGGTTTCACAGTTAATGATGTGTTAATCCAAGCTCGTATGGCAAGAATGTTACGCCCTTCTGAATACAACGGAGATGACAGCATTGTTATGTGGGGAAAAGAATATGAAGAGTAATTACTTAGGCATTACTATTGACCGTAAGATGGACAAGAAGATGTCTAAACAAGCTTATGAGTTGGTTACACAATACTACTTACGTGGCAAGGAGAAGTCTCCTCAAGAGGCATATGCTCGTGCTTGTCTAGCTTATAGTGGTAAAGATAAAGCATTGGCACAAAGGTTATATGATGCAGTTAGTAATGGTTGGTTTATGTTTAGTAGTCCTATTCTTTCTAACGCACCACTGCCAAACCAAGAAGTTAAAGGTTTACCTATTTCTTGTTTCTTGTCTTACGTCCCTGATGACCTTCACGGTCTCATTGAACACCAGTCTGAGTTAGCTTGGTTAAGTGTTAAAGGCGGAGGAGTAGGAGGACACTGGAATGATGTACGTCCCGTAAGTGACAAAGCCCCAGGACCTATTCCATTTATTAAAGTAGCAGACTCAGCAATGACTGCTTACAAACAAGGACAAACTAGGAAAGGAAGTTATGCAGCGTATACGGACATTAGTCACCCAGACATTATCGAGTTCATCAATCTTCGAGTACCTACTGGAGGTGATAGTAATCGCAAGTGTTTTAATATTAATAACGCTGTCAATGTTACTGATGCCTTTATGGATTGTGTTATCAACGATAGGGATTGGTGTCTTACTGACCCTAGTAACGGTGAAGTCCGTGATACGGTACGTGCGAGAGAGCTATGGCAAAGACTGTTAGAGGTACGCTTTAGAACAGGTGAACCTTACCTCAACTTTATTGATGAGGCTAACAGACAATTACCACAGGAGTTAAAGGAGAAGGGACTTGAAATCAAAGGTTCAAATTTATGCAACGAGATTCATCTACCTACAAGTAGGACTCGTACAGCTGTATGCTGTCTTAGTTCTGTTAACTTAGAGAAGTTTGATGAATGGAAAGACACCACATTAGTTGGTGACTTAATTGAAATGTTAGACAATGTTCTACAGGAGTTTATTATTAATGCTCCTGAAGAGATGCACAGAGCAATCAACTCAGCTATTAGTGAACGTAGTCTTGGATTAGGTGCTATGGGTTTCCACTCATACCTACAATCTAAGAACATACCGTGGGAATCTGCTCAGGCAACTGGACAGAACATTCGTATGTTTAAACTAATAAAGGAGCAAGCAGTTGAAGCGACTGAAAGATTGGCTAAAGTACGTGGAGAATACCCAGATGGGAAGGGAAGTAATAGACGCAATAGTCATTTACTTGCTGTTGCCCCTAATGCTAATTCCAGTATTATCTGTGGTACTTCTGCTTCTATTGAGCCAATTAAGTCTAACGCTTATACGCACCGGACTAGAGTCGGCAGTCACTTGGTTAAGAACCGTCATCTGGCGAGGGTCTTAGAAGAACACAGACTACGCTTAGGTATGGAAAGAGAATGGCTAGATGAACAATGGTCTAGCATTATTCATCACGAAGGTTCAGTACAACAATTAGAATACCTAACAGATTGGGAGAAGGATGTATTTAAAACTGCATTTGAACTAGACCAACTGTGGGTAGTGGAACACGCAGGTTCTAGGCAAAAATTTATATGCCAAGGACAGAGCGTTAACTTGTTCTTCCCTGCGGGTAGCGAGAAGGCTTACGTGAACAAAGTACATCTCGCAGCGTGGGGTAAGAAACTTAAAGGTCTTTACTATTTACGTACCAATACTGGTGCTACTGCGGAGCAGATTGGTAAGAAGGTAGAGCGTATCAAACTAGAATCATTTAAGGAGGAGGGCGAATGTCTAAGCTGTCAGGGTTAGAACCAAAAGATACTTGTACTATTTGTGGTGATGAGTATGGTGAAGGTGGTATTCAAGGATGGTTCAGTGTTGTAATGCCTGTTACTTTCTGTGAGGACTGTTTGAATAGTTTGATTGATATGTGTGAACAAATACAAGAAGGGGACTTTGAATGAACAGTGTACTAGAACAAGCACAAACATATAAACCATTTAATTATCAATGGGCAATGGATATTGCGGAAGCACACGAGAAGATTCACTGGGGTGTGTGGGAAGTTAAACTACAGGAAGATGTAGACCAGTGGAAAAGAGGTAAGGTCACTGACCAAGAGAAGAACCACATCACTCAGATACTTCGACTCTTTACTCAGTCAGATGTACAAGTAGGTCAGAATTACTGCGACCTATACTTACCTAAGTTTCGTAACCACGAGGTACGGAATATGGTTATGTCATTTGCCAATAGAGAAGGAACACATCAACGTGCTTATGCTCTACTAAATGACACTTTAGGATTTGATGACAGTGAGTATTCTGCCTTCCTAGAGTACAAACAGATGTCAGATAAGATTGAGTTTATGCAAGACAATGATGTGACTACATTACACGGACTTGGTAAAGCACTAGCTCAAACCTGCATCAATGAAGGTATGTCCCTGTTTTCTGCTTTTGCTATGTTGTTGAACTATCAACGCTTTGGCAAGATGAAAGGGATGTGTGAAGTTGTCGAGTGGTCTATCCGAGATGAGTCAATGCACGTTGAGGGTATGTCACGTTTATTTAGGGAGTATTGCAATGAGCATCCTAGAATCGTTACTGACGAATTTAAAAAGGATATTTATGAAATGTGCCGCACAGCAGTTAAGCTTGAAGATAAAGTTATTGAGCTTGCTTACAAAATGGGCGACATTGAAGGATTGGGTCAAGAAGAAGTTAAGCAGTATATCAGGCACTTAGCAGATAGACGCTTACTACAGCTAGGACTTAAACCTAATTTTGGGGTAAAGGATAACCCTTTGCCTTGGGTAGAATGGATTATCGCAGGAGATTCATTCAAGAACTTTTTTGAAGGAACTGTTACTGACTACTCAGCAGCAGGAATGAAAGGAGAATGGGGATGGTAAATAACTGTAAACCCAGTAACTGCCCCGGATGGGTATGGGGCATAGTAGCAGGATTGATAATGTGCTTAATAGTATTTAGTCAACCACTGTGGGCATCACCATATGATTTCCCTGCACCAAAGAGTAATATTACTATGGAAGTGCATAAGAATAATATGGCAGATAGCGTAGAAATATTCAGATGTAAGTCTGTTTATTTGTGTCATTTATACGTGAGACAGCAGGAATATCGTGGTGCTACTCACGCCTGTAAAACTATTACAATCAAACGTAATGGTAGACCTGTCTGGTTTAAAAGGTACAACTAATGAGCAGAGCGTGGGAAATGCTACAACGTGACTCAGGACTTGTCTGGCATAATGAGTATTTTAATTTGCTAGACAAAGTTGAGTCATCCTATAAACTATCATATATATGTAGAAAGATGGAAAAATTACCCAAAAATACTATTGACTTATTAGATAAGTTAGAGGAATTGTATCCAGATGTAATGGTTACAGAGTCAATCTCAGATTTTGAGAGAGGCAAGAGAGCAGGAGTAATTGAGCTACTGCGTTTTTTAAAACAATTAAGAGATAATTATACAGGAGAATAATATGGGCGGAGTCGTAGGAAAAATCCTAGGCATTTCTAAACCAAGTGCCCCGGCAGTACCACCACCTGTTAAGCCAGTGGCAGCAGCACAAGGTGCTACATTTGAGCCGGGTGACACAGGTATGAAGAAAGAAAAGAAGATGGCAGCAGTTAAGCAAGGCAAACGCCGTTTGTCAAAAGCACTTGGTGTTGGTACTTCTTCTGGAGTCAACAAAGGCTACTAATTAAGGAGTAAGTATGGAACAGCAGGAACAGCAAAGTCTGAAAGCTAGATTTGCCAAGATGGATGGTGACAAGACTTCTGTCTTAGACCGTGCCAGAGATTGTGCAGCTCTAACTATTCCTTCCCTACTTACCAGACAAGGACACAATGAACAAGACTTCCTTGCTACTCCGTATCAATCATTAGGTAGTAGAGCAGTTAACCACTTAGCAGCAAAATTGCTAATAACTTTACTACCTCCTAATGCTCCTTTCTTCCGTCTAATGCCTAATCAAGAAGATGTGGCAGAATTAGATGAGACACAAAGACAGGAGCTAGAGGCAACACTTGCTGCATATGAGCGTACTTTGTACGAGCATATTGAAAAGAAAGCATATCGTGTTCCTCTATTCGAGGCACTAAAACTATTGATTGGTACTGGTAATGCACTTCTTCGTTATGATGAAGGCACACTACGAGTATATAACCTAGAAGAGTATGTGGTTAAGCGTAACGCACTAGGTAAGGTTACTGAGGTAATCGTAAAGGAAACAATACATCCTTCTGATATTCCTGAATTAGGGTTAGAAAAAGAAGAATCAGATTTATACACTTGTATGAAGGTACAAGAAGATGGTAACTATCACGTCTACCAAGAAGTAGAAGAGAATGTAGTACAAGGTTCTGAGGGTGTTGTAAAACCTGAAGACGCTCCATTTATCTGTCTACGTTGGACAGCGATTAACGGTGAGAACTATGGTCGTGGTTTGGTAGAGCAATACTTAGGCGACTTGCGTAGCTTAGAAGCACTGTCTCAAGCTATGGTAGAAGGTGCTGCGGCTTCGTCTAAGATTGTATTTATGGTAGAACCTACTGGTACTACTCGTGCTAGAGATTTATCTAAGGCACGTTCTGGTGACTTTATCCAAGGTAAAGCAACAGACGTATCTACACTACAAGTACAAAAGACAGGCGATATGCAAATTCCATATCAATTGTCACAGGAAATTCAACAGCGTTTGGCTAGTGCTTTCTTGTTAACTCAAGGTGCTACTCGTCAAGCAGAGCGTGTAACAGCAGAAGAAATCCGATTAGTGGCTTCTGAGCTTGAAGATGCTCTAGGTGGTATCTACTCTATTCTTTCACAAGAATTGCAACTACCACTTGTTAAGATTATATTTAAACAAGCTAAGAACAAACTACCTGAAGGTCTTGTCGAACCAGTTATTGTTACTGGTCTTGAAGCATTGGGTAGAGGACACGACTATAATAAACTTGTTATGTTTGCACAGACGTTGCAACAACTACTTGGTCCTGAGATATTTGCTCAGAATACTAATGTAGGTGCTGTGATTGATAGGATTGCTACTTCGCTAGGTTTGAATACTGATGGCATTATTAAGTCACAGGAGCAAATCCAAGCAGAACAAGAAGAGGCAATGTTAGCTCAGTCAGGTCAGATTGGTATGGACCAAATGGCAGCAGCGGCAGGACAACAAGCAGGTATGATGGGATAAAATGTTAAGACTTAACAATTAAGGAGACACTATGGAACTTACAGCTGAACAAGAAGAACAACACAATCAGGAAATGGCAGAAGTAGCTGAAGCAACAGAAGCTAAAGCTGAAAATGACATTAAGACTGATGAAGAAAAACTACTAGCAGGAAAGTATAAGAACGTAGAAGAGCTTGAAAAAGCATACGCTGAACTACAATCCAAGCTAGGTCAATCAAAGGAAGAGACTCAAGAAGCTCAAGAGACTACTGAAGAAGCTGCTCCTTCTACTGAGGAAGCACAACAAGTAGTCGAAGATGCGGGTCTTAACTTTGATTCGATGTATGATGAATATGCGGATAACGGTAGTCTATCTGATGCTACTTATGAATCACTTGCAAAAGCAGGTATTAGTAAGGAAGTAGTAGACAACTATATCGCAGGACAAGAAGCAATCAATCAAACCTCTATCAATACTATTATGAGTGAGGTTGGTGGTAAGGATGCTTACGCCAATATGGTTGAGTGGGCTTCGTCCACACTAACTGAGGCAGAACAAGCTGCGTTTAATGATTCTTTGAATGATGAAAACTCTGCTCGCTTTGCTGTTCAGGGGCTTTATGCCCGCTATAAAAACGCCAATCCTAATTTGATTGGTGGTAACCGTACGTCAGGAGCATCGTCAAATCAGCAAGGTTATTCAACCAAAACTGAGATGATGACTGCAATTAATAACCCTGCGTACAAGGTAGACGCAACTTACCGAGCAGAAGTGCAACGTAAGATTGCTATGTCTTCCTTTCTATAGTAACTGAAGTAATATAATTGCCTTGATGCTTTACTCTGAGGAGTGGGCTGAGAGATACCCTTTATAAGAAATTGTTACTGTATAAAACTAATGTTTAATCTTTTTATATAGGACAAATAAAATGGCTTATGATACTTCAAATCCGATTGGTGCTGCCCAAGGCGGAACAGAACTAGCACTGAAAATCTTTTCAGGCGAAGTTTTGACAGCATTTGCAGCTCGTAACGTGTTTATGCCTTTAGTAAACGTACGTACGATTAACTCAGGTAAATCTGCACAATTCCCAGTAATTGGTCGTTATGCAGAAGGTGACATCCTTACCCATACACCGGGTGATGACATCACTATCAACAACATCCTTGCAGGTGAGAAAGTAATTACAATCAACAACCGTAAGTACGCTTCAGTATTTATTGATGATTGGGAAGAAGCTGTTGCTCACTACGAGGTACGTGGTCAGTATTCAACAGAGATTGGTAATGCTCTTGCTGCGAAAGTAGACAAGGCAGTTGTTGCACAACTAGATGCTTGTGCTGCTGCTTCTCCTGAAACTGGTCAACCTTCAGTTATTGCTGACCTTACGCTAGGTGCTACGCCTAGTGCGGATGATATGGTTGAGGCAATCTTTGAAGCTTCTCGTAAGATGGAAGAAAATGACATCTATGGTGAGAAGGTATGTGTTGTTACACCAGAGGCTTACTACAACTTAGTACAGTCTACTAAAGCAGTTAATCGTGATTACACTACTAGCAACAACGGTGGTATTGACTCAGGTCAAGTGTTCCGTATCGCAGGTGTTCCAATTATGATGTCAAATCACGTTGGTTCAGGTATGTGGGGTTACGTATTCACTAATCAAGCGGTTGGTGTTGTTAAGCTTATGGACATCAAGTCTGAAGCTAACTACATTCCAGAGAAACTTGGTACTCTTATGACTTCGCACTATGCAATGGGTGAAGGCGTATTGAATCCGGGTTGTTCTGTACGTTTAAGTCAGACAGCTTAATCTGACACGGGGTGGTCCTTCGGGGCTGCCCCTTTTTTTATGGAGATATTATGAATAGATATAATGATGCTATTAATATCTGCTTAACCACAATCGGTTTAACAAGATTAGGAAGTGGTGAATCAGTTACAGGAAACTATGAAGCAGAGATTGCAGATTCACTTCTTGACGAGGCATTACAAGAAGTATTGTCTCACGGATATAACTTTAACACTGACGAGGATTATCCTTTAAATCCAGATAGTTTTGGTGTTATTGAAATTCCTGCTACTGCTCTTTCTGTAGACCTATCAGGTGTTACAGAGAATTACGTAGTAAGAGAAGGAAAGTTATACAATAAAGATACACAAAAAAATAACGATTTTACAGATGCAGTAGATGTAGACATTACGTGGAAGATGGACTTTGACGATATGCACTTTATTGCTCAGAATTATGTAGTTGCATTAGCAAAACAAAGACTATACTCAAGAGTAGTAGGAACAGATAACTTTGTTAATGTACTTATGCAAGAAACACAAAATGCTAAAACAGCATTGTTGCACGAAGAAATGCAATCAGGTGACTACTCTATCTTTGACGCAACTGATGTGAGTAGAATTATTACAAGGAATCAGAACCCAACAGCACGATAGGAGTGAGTAATGGAAGTTAATCAGACAATACCATCATTAATTAATGGTGTCAGTCAACAGTCTCCAGAACTCCGCCACGCTACTACAGTTGATGAAATGGTCAACTGCACAATTTCTATGACTGAAGGTACTCGTAGACGTAATTCTATTGAGTATATGGCAGTAGATAACAATATTGGTGACAATCCATTTATTCACAGTTATGAACGTGGTGATGGTACAGAGTCATATCTTATTGCAATTGGCGATGGTTTTTGGAGAGTTTATAACACAGACGGTGACTTGCAGGATTACGGAACTCACTCATATCTTGACTTACCTGCGGGAGCAAAGCCTTCTGAATCATTTGCAGTTGTAACTGTAGGTGATACCACATTTGTAGTAAACAGAACTAAGACAGTAACAGAATCAAGCTCAAAAACTTGGAGTACAACTAATACTTCTTTACATAAGCAGTACGGTTATTACTGGGTTAAAAGAACTTGGGTAGCATACTCAGGTCAAAATGCAGACCAAGTTACTACTTATACTTATACTATTAACAGCACAACAACCAGTGAAACTAACGGTGATGGTAAAAAATCAAATACTGTAGCAAGTGTATTAGCTTCTGGAATTGGTGGTTCTGCTTCAGGAAGTATTGTACGAGATAACATTGGTTCTTCTGGTACTTGGGTTACATCTGATTCTTGGGGTAACCAAGCTTCTCAAGGATGGCACGGAACAATTAAAAAACTACAAGACTTACCTAACGATATGGGAAGTTTTAGTGGTGTAAGTACTTTAGTACAAGTAACAGGTGACGAGAATAATAGGTTTGAAGGCTTTTGGGCTTATTATGATGGTGATGGATGGAAAGAAACAGTAGCACCGGGAATCTCTAACGGTCTTGATGCTTCTACTATGCCTCACATTCTTACTCGTGACGCAGCAACAGGAGGAGCAGGAGGAGGATATGATTTCTCTTTTGCTGCTTTTGATTGGTATGAACGTGACAAAGGAGATGAAGACACAAATCAAATGCCTTCATTTGTAGGCACTCAGATTGATGATGTTTTCTTTCACAAGAATAGATTAGGTTTTCTAAGTAATGAAAATGTTATCTTTAGTGAAACAGGTGTGTATGAAAATTTCTTTCGTACAACTGTAACTGACATTCTTGATACAGACCCCGTAGATATTGCAGTAGATACTAACAAGATTGCTGCACTGCGTTTTGCTGTTCCTTATAGTGGTAACCTGCTACTGTTTGGTACACACGGTCAGTACATTCTTGACTCAGGTACATCACTAACACCTACTACTGGTTCTATTTCTCAGTCAACGTCATACACTATTAACACTGCAATGCAACCAGTACCTATTGGTCCTAATGTGTATTTTGCTATGACAGCTAAAGATTATAGTCAAATTCGTGAGTTTTATAACGTACCGAATACTACTACTAATGAAGCGGCAGACATCACAGGACACGTTCCTACGTACGTACACGGGGACTTAGTAGCACTACAAGCATCAGATAAATATGATATGTTGTTTACTGTGTCTGGTAGAGAAGACGATAAGGACCACATTTATGTCTACAATATGTCTTGGGAAGGTGAAGAGAAATCACAGTCTGCTTGGCATAGATGGACATTTAATGGTTTGGAAATCTTTAACCTACAAGTAGTAGATGACAATCTGTTTATTATGGCAGAGGTATCTGACCCAGAAGTATTAAATGAATCTGGCTTATCTGTTGGTGATAAGACTATTTGGAAAGTAAATCTAGGTAGCACAGAGCACACTACTGAAACATCAGAAACATTTGATAGCTACGTAATTCTTAATGAATGGGGATTTAAGATGGGTGGTGACTTTAATGTTGATGATAAAGTAGGTCGTTTAACTATTCGTCAAATTGAAATACAAACCAGAGACGGTTCTGTTGTTGATGTTGAGACTACTGTAAATGGACAAAGTAGAACAAAGACAAATACAACTAAAACATTAATTATGGGTGAAAGCAAAAACACAAGTATCAAAGTTAAAAGCAACGGTACTTCTGGTTTTGCTATTGACTCAATTAATTTAAAAGGTAATTATAGCCCTAAATCTAGGGCAGTTTAAGGAGTAATAATGGCTACAACTAAGACATATACAGCTGATGGTAGTACATATATCTATCAAGCAGGTGGTACTCCTTCTTCTTCTCATTATATTGGAGTATTTTTAGACGGTTCTGCTACTGCACTGTCGCTAGATGATTACTCTGTAATTAATGGTGCAATTGTATTAGATACTGCCCCTGCTTCGGGTGTTTCTGTTGTTATTGTTACTCACAGTGAGGATGAAGGAGTAGTAACATCACCTACTGATGTAGGTATTGTGGCATCAAATATCTCAGATATTAATGATGTTGCAGACAGCATTACAGATGTAAATAATGTACAAGATAACATTGCAGATGTAAATACAGTTGCAGACAACATTGCAGATGTAAATACAGTAGCAGGGATTGATTCAGATGTTACGACTGTTGCAACTAATGATACTAACGTTACTACTGTTGCTACTAATATCGGCAGTGTCAATACTGTGGCTACTAATATCAATGAAGTCATCACGGTTGCCAATGATTTAACAGAGGCTATCTCAGAAGTAGAAACAGTAGCAGATGACCTTAATGAAGCAGTATCAGAAATTGACACAGTAGCAAATAATATTACAGACGTTCAAACAGTAGGAACAAATATTGCTGATGTAAATACTGTGGCTGATGATATTACTAATGTAAACACTACAGCAACAGACATTGCAAACGTAAATACCGTAGCTACAGATATAGCTAATGTTAATACTACTGCTACAAATATTGCAGACGTTAACACAGTTGCTACTAATATTGGTGACGTTAACACTGTAGAAGACTCAATTACTAATGTAAATACAGTTGCTACGGACATTGCTAATGTTAACACTACTGCTACAAACATCGCTGATGTTAATACTGTCGCTACTAATATTGCTGATATTAACACAGTAGAAGATTCAATCACTAATGTAGATACAGTTGCTACGGACATTGCAAATGTAAATACAGTGGCTACGGATATTGCTAATGTTAATGCAGTAGCAAACAACGAAACAAACGTAAATACTGTTGCTACAGATATAGCCAACATTAATACTGTTGCTACAAATATTACAGACGTTAACACAGTTGCAGATGACTTAAATGAAGTTATCTCTGAAATTGAAACAGTAGCAAATGATTTAAACGAACAGCTGTCTGAAATTGAAACAGTAGCAGCAAGCATTACAAATGTAGATGCAGTTGGTACAAACATCGCAAATGTAAATACAGTGGCTACAGATATAGCTAATGTAAATACTACTGCAACAGATATTACTAATGTTAATACAGTCGCAACTGACAT